GATGGCTCACCGAGGAGCAGAGGTCAGCGATTCCCACCGAAAGCAACCCCACCCAAGAAGTCACCACATCCTCATGCAACGGCCGGCTGCCGCCGTTTCCGCAGTTCTCCGACACGTGGCAGCCAGAAGTGCAGCTCCAGTGGTTCGAGGTATATGAGACTCTGGCCACCCGAAAAGATGGATAGTGGGTCAATTTGAAAAATGAAAGGTAGAGAAATAGTATTGGTAGAGTGGTTAGACAGTAAAGGAATCGAGCGATGGGAATATCTTGACGAGATAGAACCTTTGCCTCCAAGTAGATGTTATTCTGTCGGGTTCCTGATTGATGATAACAAGGACTATAAAACCATAGCACTTGGGCTGAGCGATACCCAGGTGCTGGGTCGGACAACCATTCCGTCAGGCTGTATTATAAGCACCAAGAGATTGACTATACCCAACCCCATCGACCCATCCCATGAACCCTAATTGTTTTAAAGCCATCTACCAGGGAGAGGTAGTGTGGTTTATCCTGGACGAGTCCTTCAGGCCCCAGTGTCCCCCGGGCGCCATCATTTACACGTTAGCCGAAGCTGAGGTGTTAGCCAACCGGTCAGAGTGGACGAGGAAGATAGTGCATGAGGGGAAGAAGGCAGCGGGACAGTTATCCCTACCCGTTCAGCCAAGGCAGCCGAAAGAGTCACCACAGGGTTAGCCGAAAGAACCGCCCCATCCGAAACGGAAGAAAGGAAGTGGTGGGGGTCGCTGGCTGGCAAGGTGAAAAGAAAGAAGCGGCCGGTGGCCCTGCAATTGGCGAGGTGAAAGGGAAGGAAGGAGAGGCGGGCGGTGGTCTTTAGTTGCCTGACCCTACCAGGCTTCGCGGCTTCGCGGTTCGGCTACCTCCACCCCTCCTATTCTCCACCAGCCTCCTGGCCTGCGGGCTCTCATCGCCCGCATGGCGGCTCGCCTTCCTTTCGGAGCGGTTGGCGCTTCGCAGTCCGCTCAGCGCCTTACCTTTTTGGCTCGCGGTCGCTTTGGCTGCGGCAGCACGCTCGCTTTGCTCTACGGCTTCGCCTGCTGTTGCTGCCTTAGCCGGCGCTCCGTCGGCGGCCGCCCGAGCGGGCGCTCCACCCTTTGCGGCCGCCGGCCTGCCCAACCACCCGACGCCCTTTCACTTTAGTGCCCTACCTCACCACCTTCACCTCCCCACCCCAGTCGCTCAGCCAGGATACCAGTGTTATCCTTGGCTTCACTCCAGGGCTTAAGCCGTTCGTTTCGCTCAGGCTTACTATGTATGTATGTATGTATGAACGACGGGAAGGGCAGAGCTGCGCCGTCCCTTCGGGGCTTGCTCTGCTGGTTAAGCTTCGCTGGTCGCTTTTGCCTGCGCACGGTGCTCGCCATCCTTGCCTACGCTAAGAGCGTCAGCCCCGATTGCACCGGGGCAACGGCAAGGGGCTGCGCGTCGGGCGCACCCTTCGGGCTAAAAGGGCAAAAGCTTCGGCTCGAATTCAGCGTAATGTGAGCCTTAGAAGGAGAGGGGCAGGCTCACTTACTCGCTTCATGCGAGCGTGCACGTCCACTGGAGTTCGCTTTTACAGGAAGTCATTTTGTTTGACGCTCACTCAGCGTTCCCGTGCCGGTTAGCCGAAAGAACCACCCCACCCCGAAACGGAAGAAAGGAGAAGCGGGCGGTGGTCCTGCAACTGGCGAGGTGAAAGGGAAGGAAGGGGAAGTGGGCGGTGGTCTTTAGTTGCCTCACCCTACCAGGCTTTGCGGGCAGCTGCAATGGCTGGACGCCTTGCAGCTTCCGTTAGAAGGGGCATAAAGGCAGCCAGCCGTTTGTGCCATTTATTGTTCAATATTCATTGTGCTTTAAGGTAGGCAAAACGGCGTGGCTGCGTTCGGCAGAGATGGCTTCGCAGGTAACTTCGTTATCGTTTCAGTTCGCAGGCGTGGCCGCTCATTATTGGTTTCACGGCGCTGCGGACGAAAGAACGGCATTAAGGTAGCTCCGATAAATCGGAGCTTTCTTTACTTCAAACCGCTTGGGGGATTTTTCTTTCCCCGTCGCTGCTTCGTCAAATTTTTGCAAGCAAAAATTCCTTCTCTTTGTTACGGTCGCAAGCGGTGACAAGCAGCGCCAGGGGAAAAATACTTAGCTATTAAGCGGTTTGAAGCTTCATCCCCTTAAAAGGGGGAAATACGCAAAGGAGGTTAGTCATGACGCTAGTAATAGTTGAGAGTAAAGACTGGAGAGGGTGCGGGGTCCGAGTCCCTGTCTTCGTGCGGCCAGAGGACCTAGAGGAGTTTCAGCTCTTCTGTGCCAGGGGGGGGCAGCATATCGTGGCGATGAAGGAGGGGTTCACTGTCGAGGTCGAAGAGAAGGAGGAGGTTCATGCAGTCTAAGGTTGGGCTTTGTGGTCAGCCGGTTTGTCATCATATCTGCAGCAGGATTTGTTATTGCTCGTTGGGCCTGGAGCTGTCGTATCGGCGGCTCAGGGCCCAGCGGGTCCGCCGGGAACAGCGGCAGGAGCAGCGGGAGAGGCTTCAGGCCATGGTCGATCAGCTCGAGGCTAATGTTCTCAGGGCAGCGGGTCCATTCAAGAAGTTTCAGCTTCAGCTTGCCTGGGAAAGGCAGCAGGAAGGGAAGGAGGTCGTATGTGCGCAGCAACAATGGAGATAGGCGGAAAGACGAGGCGGATAGAAGAGCGAGACGATGGCTTGTGGTACCTGGCCAATCCTCAGGACCAGGCCGAGCTCGGCAGCCAGGGGAAGCCTTACCTGGAATGGTACGAGGAATCAGACTTTATAAAGGTTCCCCGGCCCAAGTCGACTATGTGCTATTCGTAAAGGAAAGGAGGTGTTCAATGCCAAAGGATTTCCTAGTATACCGAACAAGGCGTGAACAGGTCGGCATCGTCGGGCTAATTATCGACGCTCTGTTTGGCAAGAAGAAAGTCAAGTCCGTACATTGCATCAAACTAAAGAAGGAGGTTAATCGATGAACGGAGAGAGTCAGAAAATGCAACAAGACCCAACATGTGAACTAGCCAGCCTGGAGGAGTCATCGCAGCCGCTACTCCGGTGGCTCCATGACCTCAAGGTCACCAGCCCCGAAGAACAGAAGAACGCTGAGGACCTGCTAATTTCGGCACGCCAGGCCTGGAAACAGGCGGACGAAAAGCGCAGGGAGCTCACCCGTCCCTTGGACGATGCGAAGCAGCGCATCATCGAGCTTTTCAAGCCCTATATGAACCGCCTCGAGACGGGGATAAACATACTGAACCGTGAGCTCACTTCCTATCACGAAGCCCTGATTGCTCTCCGGAGAGAGGAGGAGAGGCGAGCCATGGAAGCCCAGGCCGCCCGCATGAAGGAAGCCGAGAAAACGGGCGAGGTCGTCGAGCTCGTCGAGCTGTTCGCGGTCCCGAACGTGGTCAAAACCTCGCGCGCCAACCTGGGCACCGTCACGTACAGAGACGATTGGGATGTTCAGGTGGTCGATGCCGCAAGGGTTCCCAGGGACTTATGCGAGCCATCGATGTCCCGGATCAGGGCCAGGGTTAAATCGGGCGTAACCAATATCCCTGGCGTCCTGGTCACCAAGAAACTCGTCAGCGTGGCCAGGAGATAGAAAATATTCGAAGGAAAGGAGAAGAAGATGAACGGAGACAAGAGATACCACGCAGAGGTCAAGATCGAGCTCGAAGGCCGGGAGTGCAGGATCAACGCCTTCCGTGACACCTTGCAGGAGATCTTCCAGGACATCGGCACGATTTGCAGCCAGTACCCGCAGGACTGGATGAACCCGGCCAAGAGGGAGATCGTCAACGCTGAGCGCAAGGCGGCACAGCTAAGAATCCAGAAGGGCCCAGCTAAAGCTCCGGCCAAGGTCCAGAAGACAGGCGAGATCCCGGTCTGCGAGCAGTGCGGCAGCCAGGAGTTCATGGAGCTGATCCGGTTCACCGACAAGAAGACCGGCCAGCCCCGCCAGGCCTGGAAGTGCCAGGCGTGCGTCAAGTGGCACTTCGAGAACGGCAAGAAAGAGAGGGGGCAATGAGCCCCTTCTCTGTCCCAGCGCAGCCACCCCTTTTCAGGCAGACCGTAATCAGCTGCTGCAAGTGCCATGAGTTTGTCAGGCCGATATTCACTCATGTCGTCGGCCCGGGCAGTGATTGGTGGGAAGGACGATGCACGCACTGTGGAGCAATCAACTCGCTCCGGAGACCGTCCTGGACTAAAGCCATAAAGACATAAGGGATTAGTCCACCTGGGGCGGAGCTCGCAGGGGTTCCGCCCCTTTTTAACTTCGGCGGGCGGGCAGAGCACCTTCGGTGCTTAACTGCGAAACGATAAAATGCTTCTCATTCATGGCTACGCCGTCCGAAGCTTCGCTTCGCTTATCGTTTCGCAGGTTCGCTATCACTCACCTGCCCGCCCGCCCCGGAAATGTCGCCCGGGTCGCCGACGATCCCCGTCATGGTGATTGTAATAGTGCCCGAGCTCAACGACGGCGGTTTTGAGGGGGGCGTCACCCCCGCAGATCCAGCAGAGTCGGCGGTTCCCCAAAGCAAAATTAGCGCGAAAAGCGAAGCGAAGCATAGAAAGCGAAGTGTTCTCATGGCGGTACAGACTATACCACAAATACCCCTTGACAACCACAACCCCCTTTATTATACTTTTTCTTGTGGAATTCTCCAGGTGGCCACAGATTCCTTCAGCTAGCCAAGTACCCAGCCCTGCCGACAGGCGTCATAATGATGGTTATGACGCACCTTGCTACAATCCCACCACTTCTTCAGGAGGTGGTGTCATGGATAAACTTGAGTCAACAGTAGCCTTCCGAGACTTTACCGCGGAGCTACAGCTCCGGGACCTTAACCCTTCTACCCTCTCCCTCTATATGCAGCGGCTCCGGGCCTTCCAAGCCTGGCTCGAAGAACGCCCTCTCTCAGCCAATGCCGCCAAGCAGTTCCTGGCCGAGATGAGGGAGCGCGGATATACCCAGAAAAGCGTCAAGGCCTACTATGCCCCCATCAAATCCTTCCTGGAATATATCAGGATCCCCCTTAAGGTGAAGTTTCACCACCAGCGGCACTTGCCTCAATACCACCCGAGCCAGGATATCGAAGCCCTCCTATCGGCAGCCGACGCCCGGACAGATACCTGGGCTAAGCTCAAAGAGAGGGACAAGCTAATCATCCTAACACTGGCCTACACGGGGCTGCGCCGTTCCGAGCTGGCCAGGCTCAGGCCTTGCGACATCTCAACTAGTTACATATACGTCAGGTCGGGGAAGGGGGATAAGGACCGTGCCATTCCCCTTGCCGACGACCTGCGGGGGCCTCTCTTCTCGTATATTCGGCGCGAAAGCATCAGCCCGGCAGCTCCTGTATTCGCCGTCGGGCCCAAGCACATATACACCATCATCAGGAAGTACGCTAGAGCAGCGGGCTTCGACATATCCCCCCATGCCTTGCGGCACTACTTCGCCACAACCCTTCTCGAAAAGGGGGCGCGCCTTCCTGCCATTCAGGAGCTCCTCGGGCATGCCAGCATCGAAACCACCGCCGTCTATCTGGACATGGTCCCGCGCCACCTTCAGAGCTCAGTCTCCCTGCTTAACGGAAGCTTAAGCTTAAGCGTTACACCTAATAATATAAATAAAAGCGTTACTAAGGATAGAAGTAAAAGCTTAAGCTTAAGCTTAAGCAATGAACGAAAGGGGGCTCCATGTGGCTCAAAATTAAAGAGGGTGAGACCATCACTGCCACTATTGACATTGAGTCAATCAAGAGCGTCGCCAAGCACTGGACCGGCCAGCGGAGCGAGCTATGCCTCGGCCAGGGCTGCCCCCACTGTCTGGCCCGAATCCCCAAAAGGTGGCGTTACCAGGCCAGCCTTATCGTTGACGGAGCCCCTCAAAATTGGGAGTTCGGAGAGCAAGCCATGATTCAATTAAACACCGTCCCTCACGACACCAACTTTGCCCACATCATCATCACCAGGGTCGGCGACAGCCGTAATACCCGCTACCAGGTGTCGCGGAGCGAGGCCAACCTCGAAAGTGCAGCACAGCATTACGACTCCGAGGCAGCAGTACTAGCCTCAGACTTTCTCAGGAGGAAATATGGAGACCATGCTAGAGACCAAACCAAAGAATGAAAAGGGCTACCACATCAGGAACTTCGACCCGAAGGCCCGACGCCTGGCCAAGGCCGGAGCATCAGTGGCCGGCGTCGACATCGGGATATGGATATCCCAGGCCGTGAAGGAGAAGTTCGCCCGGGACATTAGTAAAGGAGGTGAACGCGATGAAGGTTGAAATCCTACTACCCGACATCACAGACCTCGCCACCAAGACCAGGTTCGATGAGCAAGGGCTGGTGACCACCATTAAGTTTGAAGCCAAGATACACCCGGCCAGCCTGGCACGGATCCTTAACCTCCAACGACAGGGAGCCCCCCTCTTAGCCACAATCAGCTCCCCACAAGCTACACTGGACCTGGACATCCATGAGGAACCCGCTCAGGCGCGCATGCCGGCCGAGAAGGAGGCTCAGCTATGAAATTAAGGATACTACGAGTAGCCTTAGAAAAGCAAGACTACGTCCTCGCAGCTCACGTCCTTGTCTACGGTCTAGTCAAGGCGAAAGTAGAGGAGACTAATCAGAATGGCAAAAAGAGGAGCCCCCAAGGGCAACCAAAACGCTCGTAAGCACGGCTTTTATAGCCGGGCGTTAACCGAGGCGGAGAAGCTGGAGATGGAGGAAGCCAGCTATGTCGAGGGCATCGACCAGGAGATCACCTTGCTTCGCATAAAGCTCAGAGACCTGGTTGAGAACGAGCCCGACAGAATCGACCTACACCTCGAGGCCGCCAACACCATCGCCCGCCTGGTCCGCACCAGGTACCAGATATCGAAGGAGCAAAAGAACTCCCTCAAGGAGGCTATTACTAAAGTACTAACCGAGGTCGCCGCCCCGCTGGGCATAGGTATCAATATCGCGATGAAGGCAGCAGGTAAATGAAGCTCAGGCCGTATCAACAGGAGATAGCCCGGGCAGTCCTGGCCAGCATTCAGGAGAGTAAGGGCTTGACGTTCTCTGTGGAGATGGCCCGCCAGGGGGGCAAGAACGAGCTATCAGCCCACCTCGAGCTTCTGCTATTGACCCTGTACATGGCCTGCGGCGGCAGCCTGGTAAAGTGCTCGCCAACCTTCAAGCCGCAGACCATTATCTCGATACAGCGTCTCCGGGAGAGGCTCGACGAGTTCGGATTCGACGGCATCTACCACACCGAAATGGGATACATCATCGCCCTGGGCAGCGCCCGGGCTGTGTTCCTTTCGGCCGAGGAGTCGGCCTCGGTCGTAGGCCATACTGCCGACATCCTGCTAGAGATAGACGAGTCCCAGGACGTTAGCAAGGAGAAGTACACTAAGGAGTTCCGCCCTATGGGGTCATCCACCAACGTCACCACCATCCACTACGGCACCACCTGGGACGACTCCACGCTCCTCGAGGAAATAAAGCTCACCAACCTCGAGCTTGAGAAAAGGGACGGACTCAAGCGCCACTTTAGATTCGACTGGCGGGAGGTCGCCAAGTATAACCCGGACTACGCCCAGTACGTCGAGGGCGAGAGGGTCAGGCTCGGCAACGAGCACCCGCTCTTTAGAACCCAATACTTACTATTGCCCATCAGAGGGGGAGGCGGATTTTTAACACGCCAGCAGATCGTCCTAATGATGGGCACACACACGAGGCTCAAAGAACCCGAGGGCAAACTCACCTACATCGCTGGCATAGACCTCGCTGGCGAGAGAGAGGAAACCCGAGAGGCCGCCCTTATGGCAGCTAAGCCCAAGCTCGATTCGACTGTCATCACCATCGCCGAGGTAGACTTGACCACCCCCCAGCGCTCGCGGCTTTCCCTTAACGAGCCCATCCTGAGAGTCGTTGAGCAGTACCAATGGACAGGGATAGCTCACAGCACATTGTATCCTCAAATAGTGGATATCCTCAAAAAGTGGGATTGCCGCAGGGTCGTAGTCGACGCCACTGGTATCGGCCAACCCGTGGCCAGTTTCTTGAGAAAGGAGCTCGGGTCCCGAGTCATCCCCTTTACTTTCACCCAAAAGAGCAAAAGCGACATGGGATTTGAATTGTTGTCGTTCGTCAACAATAACAGGATCAAGCTCTATAAGGGGGACGGATCCAAGGAATACCAGGAGACCATGCTCCAGCTCGAGAGAGCCCGGGCCCAGTACCGCCCCAACCAGACCATGAACTTCTACGTTGACCCCTCAGAGGGGCACGACGACTTCCTGATGAGCCTGGCCCTCGCAGTAGAGGGCGCCAAAGACTTCAGCCCCAGGGCAGCCAAAGGAGGCTTAAGAGATGAGTGAGTTCACCCCATCCCAACTAGCCCGCATAGACACCGACCGCCTGGCCACTTACCGCGCCAACCTCGATTTCTACCAGGGCAGCCAGTGGCAGCAGACATCACGACATCGCCAGCTCGTATTTAACTACGCTAAGGTCTCCATAGATAAAGTCACCAGTTTCTTAATGCAGGGGCTTGGCCTCGCCTGCTATCCCTCCGGGGAAGGCGACGAGCTCAAGGCCCGGACCCGCAGCGCCGAGCAGATCCTCCGCCAGGTATACGAGCAGAACAACCTCCAGCAGCTCGATTGGGAGACCGAGATAGACGCCGCCGTCCTGGGGGACGGATGCTATAAGGTGCTATGGGATACCGACGAGAAGCGGGTCCGTGTCACCTCGCCCGACGTCTCCGGCCTTTACGCCTGGTGGCTTGGTGACGACGTCTCGAAAGTGTGGAGAGTAGCGTCCCGCTATACCCTCACCCAGGACGAGCTCCAGGTTCTTTATGGCCTGGCCACGGCCAAGAAGTCATCTACCATCACCGAAGTTTGGACAGCCAAGACATTCGACCTCTTCCTGGATAACGACCTCATAGAGTCCAAGCCCAACCCTTACGGCTTTATCCCGTTTATTATCTTCCCCAACCTCCGTGAGCCTAAGAAGTTTTGGGGCACCTCCGATATCCCTATCCTTATCCAGCCTCAGAGGGAGCTTAACCGAGCCTTATCTCAGCTATCCCGCATCTTAGAGCTTTCGGGAAACCCCATCGCCGTTCTGGAGAACATCGGCTCAGCCGAGGACATTAAGGTCCAGCCAGGCGCCGTGTGGACGATCCCAGAGGACGCCAAGGCCTACTTGCTCGACTTGCTTCAAGGCGGCGGAATCAGGTTGCACATAGACTACATCGACCTGGTTTACCGCACCCTGCACGATATCTCTGAGATGCCCAGGGCTGCCTACGGCGGCCTCGAGAGAGACCTCTCCGGGACCGCCATGAACATCGAGCTGGGCAGCTTAGTCCAGAAGGTCACACGCAAACGCACCATCCGCACCAACGCCTATCACCAGCGCAGCGACATGATTCTCAGGCTCGCTGAGAGATATATGAACGAGAACCTAGAGGGCATACGACATCGTGTGCTTTGGGGCCCCATACTACCACAAGATGCCGCCCGTCAGGCTCAGAACGAGCAGTTGCTTGTCCAGGCCGGTGTCCACAGCAGAAGGACGGCCATGGACGAATTAGGGATCCAGGACCCCGACGAGGAGTTTACCCGGTGGCTGGAGGAGAGGAAGAAGATCCTGGAAATGAACCAGGAGTTCAGGGCACAGTCCACGAGAGGCGGAGCGAGAGAGAGAGCGATTGCCTCAGAAATGGAAGTACCTGAGTAATAACTCATAAAGGAGTAACCTATGCCAGAAGAAGAAAAGAAACAAGAACAACCACAGAAACCCGAGGGGACCCCTGGGGAAGCCCAGCCGAACCCCAACGGAGCCGTGGTTCCCGAGGATCTCCAAGTCATCAAAGCCGAGCTCGAGGAAGAACGGAAGGCGAAGGCCGCCATCGAGGCAGTCCTGGCTCAGAGAGACGCCCGTATCACCGAGCTGCAGGCGACGGTCTCCGTTGTCACCCAGGCCGGTGAAACGGCAGCCACTGAGCTCACCCAGGCCAAGGCAGCTCACGCCAAGGCCGTCTCTAAATACCTCGAGGCTACCCGAGCCCTTAATTCCACCATTCCCCAGGACATCATCGCTGGCCAGACCATCGAGGAGATAGACGGCTCGGTGAAGAAGGCTCAGTCCATCGCCACCGCCGTTAAGGCCAACCTCGAAGCTCAGGCCAAAGAGACCAAAGTCCCGGCCGGAGCACCCACCAGGGGCGGTATATCCCTCGAGGGCTTAACCCCCAGGGAGAAGATCGCCGCTGGAATTCATCAAAAAGGAGGAGCTAGCTAACCATGACCATCTCATTAGCAGAAGCCAGTAAACTCTCGACCGATATCCTGCTTAAGGGCATCATCGAGACCATCATCAAGGACAGCCCCATCCTGGAGAAGCTGCCCTTCATTCAAATCGTGGGCAACAGTTTGAAATATAACCGTGAGCTCACCTTGCCCGGTGCCGGCTGGTATGCCCCGGTAACGGGCACCTGGGTAACGTCCGAGCCTGCCTTTGAGCAGTGCTCTGCCACCCTATGTGACAACTTCCTCAAGGCTACCCGGAGTAATATCCAGGACCTCGAGGCCGCCGTCATCGAGCAGAAGGCCAAGGCTGTCAGGCACGAGTTTGAGAACACCTTCCTTAACGGGGATGTGGGCGTCGACCCCAACCAGCCCAACGGCCTGTATAAGACCCTTAAGGGCACCGCCTGGGTAGCCGATACCGTCACCGCCGTGGGAGACATCGTTGTCCCCACCGCCGGACTGGAGAACGGCTGGAAGTACATCTGCACCGTATCGGCAGGAGACCACAAGACTCACGCCACCACCGAGCCCACCTGGCCCACTCAGGTGGACGCCACGGTTGTCGATGATCAAGTCACCTGGAAGGCTATGTACGGCAATCACCAGGGCTCAGGAGTTAACGG